GCAAGTAACTGTTGCACTCTTGAAAAAGTCTGTCATGTAGCATAGCAACCATTCCTGATTTAATCGCTTCCTGCTCACACATTCTTTTTTTGAGCATAAATGTCAGTTTTTTGTAGCATAAAGAAAGGCAGCCAACAGCTGCCCCCAAAATACATTCAATCCAATATTCGATAACAAATTCAATCATCTTTCGTATATCCTTTCTTAGTCCTTAACTATGGTTACATTGCCTATCTCCACCCCATCTATAAACGCTTTCAATTTACTAGTGGAATCAACCCACTGCAACGAAAGACGGTTGTTCGCAAACAGTCCAATATGAACCTTTTGCGTCATCATTGTATCAACTTCCGCTTCAGTGTAATATCTATCATCGTGCGTATGGCTTGATGCAGGATATGTTGACGGCTTCCCGGTTACATTCGTCCATGCGACACCCCCGGCATTTGTTGCATAAGCAACGCTCTTTGCACTATCGGCAGTATTATTGACATTTCCAAGGCCAATATTGGCAGGAGTGATATTCACTTGCCCGGTTCTGTATGCTGTTTCAGCGTTACCCTTAACACCTGTTATCGAATTTACTTGTGCCCCTGCGGCAATGCCGGATAACTTCGTCTTTTCGGCTGTGGTGTAGTCATTTGTTGATAACGCTTTTCCGCTAACCTTATCCACCTTTGTGCCTAAGGCCGTTTGTAAAGCACTTGTTTCACTTTGTGTGGCGATATTTACCCATGAAGTCCAGGTTCCTGCGAACTTAGACCGCCCCATCATCAATAACGGTGGCAAATCTGCCCCATTGGGATATTTCGTCATTCTCTGCCACTCATACTCGGCACTTGTTTTCATTCCTTCCACATAGTAAGTTCCACCAAGGATGGAAAGATTACTCGTTGCCACGCTTAATGTGAAATTATAATAGGTATTTATCGCAAGGTTTGTTGAATGTCCATTCATAACGGAATCCAACTCCGCTTGCGTTTTCACATTATAATATTGTGGTATGCGGCTGTGTAACAGCGTTCCATCTGCTTTTGCGTTCCAGGAACTTCTTTCAGCCGATGTAATGTGCATGACATTGTTACCAATATGATTGATTAAAGTAGTGATAGCCAATTTGGTCTTTTGCAAGGCCACATTCAATTTTTCGCCACTTGTCAAAGTAGCAAGTGTTGTTGTATCTGAATATGTTGGTGTTTGGTCATTCGTAGATACATTTGGAACGCTATCAAGTCCGATTTGAGCCTTTGTAACTGCATGAGGGTTACTTTTATTGCCTATGTGTGAAATAAGGTCAGACACGGCTTTTGAGAGTTTCCCAAAGGCTGTTGATAACACTTCCCCACTTGCAAGGTTGCTCAAATTTGCCGAAACCGTGTAAGTCGGTGTCTGATTGTTCGTTGCCACATTCGGAACATTGCCAAGGCCTATTTGCTCTTTGGTCACTCCGTGTGGATTGCTTTTGCTTGCAATGTGTGAACTGTTGCTTGTGGTTACTGCATCAACCTTCGTTTGGTTGCTTTTCATTCGTTCATCAATGATTTCTGTATTAGCGTTCATATCGTGAACACTATAAAAATCAGTTTCATCCGGAAGTAAAAGAGAATAATTCGTTGAATTTCTCATTTTACATTTCCTTTCTTTTTTTTAACTGATTACTTCATTTCTTAATGCTCCATAACTGTAATTGGCCAAATGTCCATAAGTAAATGCCGATAAAACCGAATGGCTATTATACAGCAGATCATAATCAAGAATAATGTTCATTGGCACCATCTGATTGACAAGCTGCAATATTTCATCGAACTGTTTCTTGGATGTCAATGCAATCTTAATAACCAATGTCCATGTGGCTGCATCATAATTCATTGTGTAGCCGTTCTCTCCGCACATCTGCACCAAATGATGCTCCAACATCCTGTATGTGTACGGAAGTTGAGCATTCAGACGGTTAATAATGCGGAACCGCCTATCTTCTATGGTGTCTGTTCCCATAGGAGTTATTTTGAGCATCTTTTCCCATCGCTTGATGCCGTTTTCCGTCATCAGATAAAGGAATTGGTCATTATACGCATTTTCATTGGCCACCCACAGGGATGATAATTCCGGATATTCAGCAGTAGCGTGTGCCTGAATCTCCTTAATGTCTTTAATGACACCCGGTAAATATTCCAAAATATTAGGTTGCATTTACAGACCCCCTCACTACAATGGAATCTTTATCAACAGTAAGATTGCTGTCAGACCCATTCAGCGTTGTGCCGGATATATCAATAATTCCGGCAATGTCAAGGATTCGTGTTTCGATTTGAGCGATTCTCACAATGATATTGCTGACATCTTCCCATTCTGCATTAAGATCTGCAAAATAGTTGTCAATAGCCTGCTCAACATATGCAGACACATCATCCCAGGTATAACCGCTGTCCAGGGTTAATGCCATTGATATATTCACGCTCGCTTCTGTTACCCCTTCGACCGTTACTGTATGCCCTATCGGAGCAATACCATATCCGGCTCCTTGGTTAGGTACAGGGTCAATCTGCGTTTGGATTGAAGCCACAAAATCAGCATTTGGCTTTGTGTAGGAAGAAGTAGTAAATACAAGCCGAACTGTGCCGCCGCCTTTCCATTCTGCTGCAGAATATACCTTTACACCGCCTACACCTGCTATTTTCTTTGTTTTCTCGATATAATCAGCACGATTACCACCGAATGCCTGTGAGTTCAGCGATGCATAAAAGGCTTCATCAATAAGCGATTCATCCGCTTCGTCTTCGCCCCATTGGTATATTCCAACGATTTCAGCCGATTCAAGGTTGTTGATGTAATCAATCGGTGTTACTTCCCCGGTAACATTCCCGGCAGTTCCGAATGTTTCACATTGAACACGATACACACCATCTGCCATTTTCTCAATAACAATAAAATTGATATCGTTATAATTAAACCGACTTCCCAAGGGTATATCAATGCTTGAAGGACTTGTATTCAAAATACATACCGCCTGCGTAGAATCGAATTGTGTTGTATCAATTCCACGCTCTTTGCATCGCTGCAGTTTTCCTTCCCTGTCGGATGTATCGAAAAATGTAATATTGGCGATGTTATCCAACGCAATATACATATTCTGCAATTCCACCGCAATCGGTGCGGAAGCGTTATACAAGAAAGACGATTCCCTAACATCCATTGAAGATGGCATTCTTGCCAAAATCCTATCCAATATTACCTCATAGGTTTCGTTCTCATACATTAACATTTACCTCACTTTCTATGTTTCCATATATCGTTTCTACGATAAATGTCACATGGACTTTATTCTTATTTTTTTCAAAAGCGAAATTAGAAACACTGATGATTCTTTCGTCCTGAACCAAGGCTTCCGTGATTCTTCTTTCGACTTCCGGCACTACATAGGAATACGGCTGTCCAATCAAGTCTGCCAACTCCACACCATAATCCCAAGAATATATAAGATATTCATATCGTTCCGTGTTTAAGATAAAATAAATTGTTTGCTTTAACTGTTCCAAGTCTTCCACGGTTCCATTGATTTTGCTGTTTGGTATATCCAAAGCATAATCTTTTGACGGAATATCGCTTTCCGTAAAATCCTGCAAAAACTGTTCATTGATTACCGGAATCACATCAACCACCTACCTTGTCCAATATAATGTATCTTTGGCCGCCCTGTTCCTGCATCATCACAACCTTATCCCCAACTTTTAGGCCATTGTCGATTGTAATGGTTTTCTGTTCGCCGTCTATGGTCACATTCACATTGTGCTTTTTCACATTATTGGTCAGCACTATAAATTCCTTTGTGATAGTGAATTTTTGGTCTATCTTAATTGCCGGAGTGGAATTTACCACGGTTCCATACATTATCCTTGTGGGATTCGATGCTTCTACCGCTTCCACCGCCGCCTTTTTAATAATCTGAATCATATTCATACTAGACAACGAACTCACCGCCCCTCAATGTCAAATCCATCGTATGCAGGTTATTTTTGAAACTGTGCGTAACTTTCTCAACTAACATATAATTAGTGAGTTTGGATTCTCCAACATCAAGCCGTACTACAACCGATGTTCCGGCTCTTACCCTTAAATCTCCAAAGGCTCCGCTTACTTTAAGGCTCTTGGTTTTGGCATTGTATAATTTCAACAATGCATCTGCCTTAGCAGCTGCCCCCTGTGGATTGTCCACGGATTCATAATATTGAAGAATACCCCAATTATTGATATTGGTAGAATCCTTGGCCATATAGACTTCCCTTTTCCCGGTTTCGTCATTGTCATAGGTCAACTTAACCTGGTTATAGGTTTGGTCATTGATGCTTGAAGAATGAGATAGGTTTTGTGCCGTATCTTCATCAATCAAAAGGTTCAGCAGCATATCTTCTGAATTTTTCAGCGTAATCCTGCCGAAATCGTCATACATTACATATAGCCGATTGGTGTTCCGCAAGGTGTCATCCATAGCCGTCTGAATAATATCAAAAAGGGTTTTATTGTCCTCTACCTTAGAAGGGATAATATACTCCGTATTTACAAGGCTACCAACCTGCAATCCAAAATCGCTTGCAATCATAGATATGACTTGGTCTGCTCGCTTATTGGTATATATATAAGAATCCTTATTTTTCAGGTATCTTAATTGGTCATAGGCTGTAACTTGAATCTCATTGGTTTTTCCACCGGATATGCTGAATATAAAGCCGAAGAACACATTGACCTTATCTACGATAAGTTTTACTGCGTTTCCTTCGGTTATATTCAACTTTTCATCCTGAATACAATCGAATTTCAATGTTCCAGGCTCTCCGAATCGGCTTGTATCCCATGTGATGCCGCTCAATACCGCAGGCTGATACGCTGTATTTCCGTTTATTACATATAATTCAATCGTCATACGCTTACCACCCTCTTATTAGCATCAACAATCTTCCATCCTCGGCTCGCACCATTATTGCTTGCGTAAGCAGAAGATACCGCCGACCACGATGTGAAACCGCCACGAATTACACCACCGCTCTGATTTATTATGGAGAATGGCGGATTGTTTCTTGAACCGCCGGAAGAAGAACCGCCACCGCTTGATGCAGAACTGCTACCGTTTGGAATCGTGATTACAGTACCGGGATAAATCCAATGGCCATTATTACTCGATGCTTTTCCTCTTGACCTTGCAGCGTTCTCAATTACCGTTTTATTGGCATTGTAAAGAGTAGTCCATTGCGAACCGCTCCCCATCTTCTTTTTGGCGATATTCCACAGGGTATCTCCACTCACTATGGTATAAGAAGTTCCGGCCGTGTTCGCCCCTGCTCCGGCAGGTCTGCTACTTGCGGATGCAACTTGTGTTCTTCTCGTGGATGCCGTAGAAATTTTAACTGTCTTTGTACCAAATTCCTTATATTGCTTAAGGTTGATTGCCACCTTGGTATCGAAGCCTTCTTTCACATTGTCCTCAATATCGTATTTTTCCAAGGATACCTTAAGATTGGTATAAAAAAGAACGCTCCCGGAAGGAAGTGTTCTACTGATAATTAACTGAAACGGCTTTTTATTCTTTTTGTACTGTTCCAATACATCCAAATAATAGGCCGCACTTTTGAAACCACTGACATACCTTGCAAAAGGGTATTTCTGATTGGGTAGCACCACTGTGAATGAAATTTCCGTCAATCCGGAACTATTCAGCAGGTTCACATCACCTTCATTGATAAGTTCAATGGTTTTGTTTTTATTTTTGATTTGTGTCTTGATTTGGGAAGGTGCAACAGGAAGAAGCACCTTATCCAAGTAAATATCATATGACATTTTTAATACGCTCCTTCCGCTGCAATTTCCATAGATTCATATAATCTGTCTTCAAGTTGAGTTACAATACCATCAATGTCCATATTGGAGTTAATGTTGTTATTGTTCTGCATATCAATCCGGATTTCCGCTGTGGTAAATCGGTTGATTACTTCCTGCTCTGCAATATCTCTAAGATACCGCAAATCTTCCTCGCTCATTTCCAAACTATCTGAAATAGATCCTGTGTCCTCGGCAATGTCGCCAAGACCACTATTCATGCTT